TCAGCTGCGACGTCGACACCCATGAGAGCCTCCCGGTGCTGCGTTGTCTCATCTCTTGTTCGACAGCCGTACCCCGGGGATGAGGCGTTCGACCTATTCCGGTGCTATTCCGCCCGAAGGAGCTCGGCGACCCGGAAGGCCAGGTCCAGCGACTGGCTCCCGTTGAGGCGGGGGTCGCAGGTGGTCGTGTAGCGCAGCTCGAGTTGGTTCTCGAGGACCTCCTCGAACTCAGCCCTCTGCACGGATGTTGTCCTTGTAGGTCTCGCCGACGTGGCCCTCGTAGACGGTCTCGGTGGCGGCCTTGATGACGACGTCCGGGTTCTCGTCCTTGACCTCCTGGGCCTTGGCGCGAGCCTTGCGGCCGTAGGCCTTGAGCTTGTTCCAGATGATCGTGTCGTAGCCGGTCTCGTGGAGGATGACGACGGCGGCGACGAGGATCGCTCCGCGACGGACCTTGACGGCGAGCGGCGTACCCAGCTTCTCGGCGACGAGGACGGCGGTCTGGTTCTGCTGGATCTTGGTGTAGGCGGCGTCGAACGCCTTGGCGTAGGCCGGGTCCGTGTAGAACCGGTCGCCGATGTCAGACAGGAACTTGTTCGCCTCGATGTAGCGAGTGGCGTCCTGCATGGCGATCTTGTTGATCTTCTTCATGATTACCTCCGAATATCGATCTTGCATGAGCAAAACATGTAGGCAAAGACTAAGACCCTATGTTTCCATAGGGCCTCGGCCTTTAAACCTGTTGATCAGCGAGGATCAGTTGGCGTTCTCCACGGTGTCCTTGACGGCCTCGACGGCGACGTCAACGATCTCCTTCGGGTCGGTTCCCTTCGCGCGCAGGTAGACCACCACGGCGGCACTGGCGGCCACGGTGGTGGCTGCGATGCTCGCGGTGATGATCTGCTTGCGGGTGAAGCAGAACTTCTTCGGGGAGGAGTCGATGACGACGCCCTCGACGACGGGGGTCTCGGGGGTCTGGGTGGGGTTCGACATGATTATCTCTCTTTCTGAGGGTTGTAGGTTCTCACTATAGGGCTTGTTTTTTCTGCGAGGTGTGCGCTAGCAATGGTCCATGTAGCACCATTTACAGGCGTCGGGGAAGCCCTTAACCCCGAAATTTCCAGTAATCCCTCACAGGGATCGTCTGGTAGATCACGCCGAGGCACGGCTGACCCGTCTCATCGACGTGGCCGATGATCTCGATCTCGAGAAGCTTGGTGCTGTTCCAGCCCATGTCGTCCGAGATATCCGTGTGGCCCAGGCCCAGCTCGTCGTAGAGGTCGCTGAGCGAGGCGTACCCGTCGTTGTTGACGCGGTAGTTGATGTTGTTCTGGGCCGACTTGATGGCTTCGACGCTGGACTTGAAATAACGCCCGGTGTACGTCTCGTAGACGTTCACGTCGCCGTTGCCGGTGATGATGATCTCGTTCCGGCCGATGGGGTTGCGGTCCATCTGGTCCTGGACGTACTCGTCGCGGATCTGCGTGGCCTTCTTCTCACCGACCTTCTCGAGAACCTTGGTGCGGTACTCGTCGAAGGCCTTCTCGCTGAGGGCGAGAGCTGTCGTCATGGCCGCCGCACGTCGCATGCCGATCTTGTTCGCACCGACGATGGCCGCCACGGTCCCGACAGCAGCGATGGCCGGCGGGATATAGCACTTCCACGTCACGTTGAAGACCTGCTTGGTGGTGAACGGCGGAGCGTCCGGGTTCTCCTGGGTGGCCTTGTGGTCCTCCTCGATGAGGACGAGGGCCGCCTTGAAGCCTGCCTGACCCGAGAGATATGCCGTGGCGACGACACCCATGGCACCGGCGACGGTGAGGATGACTGGCGAGTTGTCCTGAGCGAACTTTCCCGCCTGCTTGATTACGCGATGCAGGTTCAACAGAACTCCTTGAATATGCGGTTGTCGGTGGATCAGTTGGTGGAGGAGCTGTTCTTCTTGAGCTCGACGGTCTTCGTCATGCCCATGGCGGACATCTGGAAGGTGATCGTGTCGCCGTCGATCGTGAACTCCTTGGTGGGGTCGACCGAGCCGGTCATCGAGCGCGAGAGCTGCTCCTTGTTGGCGTTCGAGACGACCTTGTCGCCGGTCATGGCCGTCTTTGCGAAGTCGCCGGACCAGTAGAGGCTGGAGTCGTCCCGGCTCTGCAGGTTGATCAGGATGGTGCCGTCCTTGACCTCCCCGACCATGGCGGAACCGTCGCCGGTGTAGACGTAGGTCCCGTTGAGGTCGCGCGGGGTGGTGTCGTCGGTGCAGGCGGTGAGCCCGATCGTGGCGAAGATGGCGACGATGACGGCGGCGAGCTTGAGGATGAGCTTGTTCATGATGGGTCTCCTTGTTTGACGATTATGCGTGGGTTGTGTGGGGTTGAGCAAAAAATAGATGAAGAGTTCCTTCTCGCGACGGAGGGTCACGATCGGTTCAGACTTAGCGTCTATCTCTTCACTATAGGGCATGTTTTTTCTGCGAGGCTGGCGAAAATTAGAAGGGCTGTAGGAGCTTACGAACTCTATACAATCCTTTCACCAGAGTGGATCAGCGACTGCCGGAATCGAACCGGCCACATTCGTGTCTAGTCAGTTCTTGCGAACTCCTTCTAATGTAGGGTGAGACGGTGGGGTCTCATTATAGGGCGTGTTTTTATTGCGAGGCCGAACCTAAAGCCCTTGTGGGGGCCTTAGGGGAACTTCACTTGGTTGCGTGGTGGACGATGATGTCTGATCCAGTTCGAGCAACGGCAATGGCTCCGACGACTGCGATGACGGCAACGGCCGTACGCTTCAGTACCTCGTCGTAGAGATCAAGGATCTCTTCCTTCGGGATATGGGGCGTAGCGGGCGTGTCGGTCTCAGCAGGGGCGTTGGTGTCCTTGACGAGCTTGACCTGGAACGAGTGGTTCTTCATTCCAAACATGGTTTCTCCTAGTGGTAGGGTTCTCATTATAGGCCATGTTCTGGCTGCGAGGCGAAAACCTAAAGCCCGTGAATATGGGGGCTTGAGGCTTTGGGGACTACTTGGTCAGGGTCTCGACGACTTCGAGGAACAGGCGGTCGCAGGCGGCGTCATCGCTCATGTCGGTGCTGTTGTACTTTCCGGTCCAAATTCCTCGGATGATCGTTCGGTGTGCCTTCACGACGATCTTGGGGTCGATGTCGGGAAAGCGCTCGAACAGAGCAACTTCGGAACTCAGCATGGTGAAGTACTGCACAGCACCGAATGCGGTGATGACGGCGGCCAGGGCGATTGCGATGGTCTTCTTGTTCATGGGGTTCTCCTAATTAGAGTGGGGTCTCATTATAGGCCATGTAAAAGTTACGAGGCGAAACCTAAAAGCCCTTGTGTAAACGGGCCAGTAGGCGGTGAGGTCACTTCGAGTGGATCTTGATGAGCTCGTTCTTGTTGACGAGGAAGGTGCTGTAGCGAATCATCGTGGAGCTGGACTTGAATGCAAGCTCGATGTCGTCAGTACCGTGGTAGGTAGTGATGGCCTCGATCTCGTACTTCGTTCCAGCGATCTTGATGATGTCGCCGACGCGCACGTTCTTCGCCTTGATAAGGACGGAGCGGAACATGGTTATCTCCTAAGTTGTGGGGTCTCTATTATAGGCCCTGTAATTCCTGCGAGCTTGTACCGAAAAGTCCCCCCGCGGAAATTTTGAGATCCAAAAGGCCAAAAAATATAGCCCATGATCGGGTCAGAGCTAGAGGCCTTGTAAGGGTTTTAATCTCACAAAGCCTCTAGCTCATCAACCGAAGATGGGGTACAGGATGGTCACTTGGCCTTCATCACGAACTGAAGGGCCTTGGACGTCACGACGCCGATGCGCTCGTGTCCGACGATCATTGCGATTCCCATGAGGTTTCCAGCGACGGCGAGAACTGCATCCGGGCTGACACCCTTCGCGGACTTTTCGTCGCGGAGGGCATACAGCTTGGTGAGGTTCTCGGTCATCGCCTTGTACTCGGGGGAGTCGGGCTTGTGATCGGACATCTGAGCCATCAGGTCATCGATGGTCGCCTCAAGGCCTTGACGGTTGGTGTCGGGCTTCTTGTTGAACATAGTGTTTCCTTTCAGGGGGGTCTCACTATAGGCCAAGTTTTTCCTGCGAAGCGGACCTCAGCTGGCGTTGACCTTGAGGTTGACCTGCTTCTGGTTGATCATGTCCTCGGGCAGGGTCGTGATGTCGAGGACGACCGTCTTCTGACCCTCCACGTGCTGGACCTCCACCGTGCCGTCGATGCCGGCCCCGCTCTTCTCGTAGCGGCTGTTCGCCCACGACAGGAGCACCGCGAGGAAGGTGGCGACGATCGCGAGCGTGCCGACGACCTCCTCGCCCTTCGGGAAGCCCCAGATCTGCGCGAGCGCGAAGTAGAGGGCGCCGACGGCGGGGATGACCTTGGTGTTGAGGTCCTTGATGCGGTTGTACAGGCCATCGCTCAGGAGCGGCTTGACCTCTTCGGTGTGCTTGGGCTGGTAGTCACTCATGTGATCATCTTCCGTTCGATCGGCTCGTGCCCAGCTAGGATCAGCTGGCGCTTCAGTATGGCTACGTGCTCTTCGGCCTCGCGACGCTTACGTGTCTCCACGTCGAGCTCTGCTTCAGCTTTGTCACGCTCTTCGATTGCTTTGGTGCGCTGCGATATCAAGTCCGTGTTCTTCGCACGCTCCCTTGCAGAGGCCCCGGAGAGCCACTTGACCATTCCGTTGACCAAAGCCAACAACGCTGCACCGCCGCCGCCTGCCCCCAACACGGTTGCTAGCAGTTGCGCTTTGTCCACGGGTTACTCCTCTCGAGGTGCCAGATCGGGGCCCTTGATCTCCATGTACCGCTGCAGGAAGGTGAGTCCGAACGCGAGCGCCGTGACGATCCCGAGGGCCGAAGAGCCCAAGGAAACGACGACGATCACGTAGATCCCCATGCCGGTAGTGAGGGCGATCAGGCCCACGCGTTCGAGCCACCAGATCCCCGGGAGAACGGCGATGGCGCCGAACAGTGCTCCCAGGAAAATGAAGGACGCGAACATATATGAAAGAACCAGTCCCAGTACGCTCTGGAACTGACTCGGGGGTTGGATCATCAGCTTCGAACCCGCGAAGAACATGCAGAGGTAGATTCCGAACTGCATCAAGCGTATGATGCGGGGCTCGGCGATCTTCATGTACCAGGGTTCGACCATCGGGTGGACCCAGGCGTAGCCTAGGCGTAGCCATTTGGTCATGTTGCACTTTCCTTCCAGATGTCTCCGTTGCGTTGCCAAGGCTTCGCAACCTTCCAGACACCATTCACGTTGACGTAGGGGACTGCGGGTTTTGGGACTCCGTTCACGATCACGAAGGCGCCGGCCCGGAGCTGCACGCTAGTGACGGGGGAATATGCGCTCCAACCAATGGAGTTGTAGGTGCGAGCCCAGAAGTAGTACTTGAGCCCGGGCTTCAACCCCGTGATGGACGTAGATCCGTCCGAAGTGATGCTCGTTGCTCCAGTCAGGGTATTCGCGGTGTTGTATGCGATTTGCCGAGTGGTGATGCTGACGCCGTTATTCGCGTTGTCCTTGAATGCGGCGTCGACCGAGATCTGCTTGACGTTGGTGAAGGTTACGGACGCAGGCGCATCCGGAACGGCGTAGGTCTTGACCGAACGTACGGACGACCAACCACTCCAGCCCTTTGAGTTGAACACTCGGGCCCAGAAATAGTAGGTCGTCTTCGGACTCAACCCCGTGATGGCGGTTGAGCGATCCGAGGTGACCAGCGTCAAACCAGAGGCCGTGCTGTTGACCTTGCTGTATGCGATCTGCCGAGTCGTGATCGACAAACCGCCGTTGTCCGCTGGGTCCGTGAAGGACGCCGTGAGGCTCGTCGACGTGAGGCTCGTGAAAGTTACCGCTCCCGGAGGATCGGGAACAGAACCACGGTCGATGAGCCTGCTGGCCGTGGTGGGGCCAGCGAGGCTGCTGGTGTTGGTCGCCTGTAGCAGGCGGAAGACGACCGTCTGCGTATCCGTGACCGTTCGAGAGGTGACCTTGTACCAGTCAGCGCCCGAGGGGTAGTTGATCGAATATGGAGTCGTACTTCCGTTGGCGGTGACATTGAAGTCAAGGCCATCCCACCAGAAGTTGGTGTAACCCGCCTTGACCCAAAACTCGATCGTGGAACCGAGATCCCGAATTCTTAGGGTGCCTTCGCCGGACGAGTAATCGTAATCGACCATGTCACCTCCTACAGGAGGATCTGGAAGTAGATGTCGCCGTTGGCGCCACCGGTGGGCGTGTTCGTACCGGAAGTGATACCGGCCTTGTCACGGTAGCCCTGCGGATTCGTGGGAATGAGTCCGAGGACCTGCGCGATATAGTCGCGTGTTCGGTTGATCTCTCGACCACCCCATCGGACGCGACCGGCCTCTCCCGTGTCGGGAACGACCGCGTATCCAGCAGCCTGTGCTGCATCGCCTTCTGCCATGTGTTACACCTCCTTTAGACTTGGTTTCCCCACACGGCGGTCGTGTTGAGGTCGAGGTCAGCCCACTTCTGGTTCGAGTCCCAAGAGAGCCACGAGCCAGGTGTGATGAACTGGTTGACCGAGAGCGTCGGGTAGTTCCGGTCGCCCTCCTTGTCGGACACGAATATCTGCTCCGTGACACGCATCTTGTTCGTCGAGCCGTCCGTGTTGCGAAGCTCGATGAGGTCGCCCAGCTGGTAGTCGACGCCATACTTGTAGTCGGAGTACTGCGTGATCTCCCCGTCGAATGCCGAGATCTGTCGGTTCTTCGAAAGCTCTTCCTTACCACGCTGGGTGAGCGCAGCATCGAGAGCCGCGCCGGCGGCAAGGGTAATGTCGTCGGCTTTCACGAGGAGAACTCGCTTGTCGAAACCGGCCGTCGCAGGGTCGATTCCATCCAGCCACACGACCTTGGAGCCGTTGGGTGCGAAAACGTAGGCGCAGTTCTTGTAAACGGCGTCGCTGACCAAGGCCTTCGTGTCCTGAAGGTTCCCGAGGTCTGGCGAGAATATGACCGCTGGCAGGCCGGTCTGGCCCGTCGTGCGATCGCTTCCCGCGTAGACGTCGAAGTAGATCTGCGACAAGTCGCCATTGCGAACCATGCGGTATCCGAGGTCGTACTGGACGCCGATCTGGTTGAGGGCGTCCGCCACGTTCATCGGCTCGAGATCGATGTTGACAACGGTGGTCGTCTCGGAAATGGTGGAGGCCGGCAGGATCGTCCCTTCGTAGATGTAGGGGATCTTGTCCGAGGCATCGAGAACGCCGGTCACGCAAATATCGTGGAAGACCTTTCGCATGATGGCTCCAGGCGTTCCCGAAAGGCTCCATTTTGACTCTGCCGTGAGGCTGCCCATAGAGGCCCGAGCGGTCCTGTCGTAAAGACACTTCTCGACGGATCGACCGGTGACCTTCAGGGCCTTCTCGCCTTCAGAGGAAACGGTGTCCTCATAGGTTTCGGCAACCATGATTCGACTGGACTCGTTCAGAGCAAGCATGGTGCCTGAGGTGAAGAGCTTCTTGTTGGCGGGGGTTGAGCTGACGTTCAGTTCGAAGTCGCCCTCCTTCTGCCAACGCTCGGTCCAGATGAGGGAGTCGAACACGTCGACAACCTCGGTGCGCTTCAGAAGAGCGTCGAGCGTGTACACCTCCATTACAGACCTCCGTGTCGATTCGTGAAGTCCATGCGCCAGGTGATGCCGGTTGAAGCGGCGGCCGTCTGGACTCGAACCTTGTTGGGACCGGGCTGAAGCTCGATCCAGTTGGACTGCGGCGACATGCCGCTAAGCATGGACGTGTAGGCGCCACCGCCGGAGAGAGTACGTCGGACGTACTTGGATCCGGGAACGGTGCTGATCTCGATCTTGTCGTTGACGCCGAGCGGAGAACCGTTGGCGTAGTAGAGAGTTCGAACCAGACCGTCCGGCGGCGTGTGGTAGATCGTGAAGTCGCTGATCGCCTTGTTGGCGGTCATGGAGAATAGGACGCCGGTCTCGACCGTGCCCGTGTAGTTGATGATGGTGTCGGTGGCCGTGGAGACGGTCGCACCCGTGGCTGACGCGGGAGTCAGCTCGAGGAAGTCGGGCTTGAAGCATCGGATGCCGACCTCCACGCCCGGGATCTCATCGAAGATCGCAGGTTCACACGTCTCGACACGCCCGTCGATGCCAACCGTGAGGTTGGTTGCTCCGTCCACATCGTACAGACGGAGGTTGACGGGCATGCCGGTCATGAAGTAGTTGTACAGACGAGCCCGGAGGGCCCGGACCGTGGAGCTCACGTAGTCAGGCTCTAGACCCAACTTCAGCTTCACGTCCCGGGCCTCCCGGCGCATCGAGTGGTACTGCTCTCCGTCTTCACCAGCGAAACTCGACGAAACGAGCGTTGCCTTGACCGGACCCAGACCCTCGATGTCTTCGATATAGATGCCAGAGGAGACGTCGCCCATCGGCATCGAGAGTAGTGAGCCCAGCGGGCTCCGTGCTTCGACAAGTGTCAGCATTACTTACCCAGCGCTCCCTTCAGTTTCGAAAGCTGGTTGTTGGTGTTGCGGTAGACCTCGGCAGCGCCGAGAGCCTTCGGAGAGTAGTTGTTCTGAACAAAGCTGACCTGCTTACCGGCGACAGAAGCCACCGGAATTGCGTAGGACCGCTGCTGGTTCTCGGAATATCCGACGGACGCACCCTTGGCCTGGCCGTAGGTAGCGGTTGCGGACACCTTTGCCCCAGCCATCATGCCGTGCATGGCAGCAGCCTTGCTCTTGATATCGGTCAGATCGAGGACCGGACGCACGGTCGGGTTCATGTCCATCTTCCCGCCATTGACAATATCGTCGAGACCGACGATGGACTTGCGCATGGCGTTGATGGTGTCGGCACCGACCTGCTTCGAAGCTTCCTCGGCGAGGTGACCGAAGTTCTCCAGACCCTTGGCGACGCCCTGAGCGGAGTACTTACCGACCACCATCATCTCCCGTGAAGGAGACTTGATACCGAGGGACTTCTTGATCGACTTCACCATGGCGTCGGCGATCTTGTCCATCTGCTTCTCGATGGCCGCCTGCGACTTCTCCAGACCCTTGACGAGTCCTGCCGCAGCATCCTCACCGGCCTTGTAGAGCGCCGTCGAGGTGGCCGTACCGAGAGCTCCCGCCGTCTTGTCCAGATCGCCCGAGAGCTTGTTGATCTGGTCGACGCCCGACTTACCCGTACCGAGAAGCTCGTCCATGAACGGGATCGCGTCCGCGCCCTTGGCAACCAGCTCCTTGTACATAGTGTCGTTCAGCCCGAGCTTCCGAAGAGCGTTGAGCTTGTTGAGAACAGCCTTGTTGTCCTCGATCTTCTTACGAATATCGTTGGCGAAGTCTTGAAGCTTCGTCTCGCCCGAGATCGTCGGGAGGTTGTTGTACTGGTCCTTGACGCTGTTGTTGTAATCAGCACGGACCTTCTTGGCATCCTCGAGCGCCTTCTTGGCGTTCTTGATCTTCTCGGTGTAGACGTCGTACTGAGTTGCCAGCTGGCCCAACTTGTTCTTGTCGTCGGTCCAGTTCTTGGTCAGGTTGTTGTACGCGTTCGTCGACTGAGTGGATTCCTTCTGCGCCTGAGCGATCTTGGCCTTGGTGTCGACGATGGCCTTCTTGTTCGCCTTGGTCCGCGGCTTCTTGTAGAGATTCGCCAGGATTGCCTTCTGCTTCTTGACCTCCTCGGCGGAGTGCTTGCGCATGTCCGTGAGCATGGTCTTCAAGGACTCGAACGACTTCTGGACAGAGTCCTTGTTGCCGTCAAGACCCAGTCGGAAACCCTGCATGACGAAGGTACCGATCTTGTACATCTCTCGCGAAGGCGAGTGAATACCGAAGAAGCTCTTGATGCTGTCCATGAACTGAGAACCAATTCGCTGAGCAGCGTCCCACAGAATTCCGGCGAACGAACCGACACCACCGGCAAGACCCTGAACGATGGCCGTGAGAATATTCGCGCCGGCGGCCCCGAACTGCGGACCGTAGCGGCGGATGGAGTCGGCCAGACCATTGACGAACTTGAGGATCGTCTCGGCAGCCGCATTGGTGATGCGAAGCCCCTCTTTACCGATCGCCTCGATGAGCGCGATGATCATGTTGCTGGCCGAACGAGCCACCTTCGGGATGTTACGCGTGAGGCCGTCGATGAAGTTGGTCATCAGTCGCACCGCCGCGTCCACCACTTGGCCGATCCTGTTGGATATGCCGTTGATGAGACCGATGATGATTCGCATGCCAGCGTCCACGAACTTGGGTGTCGCGTTCGCGATCGAGTTCGCCAGTCGCAGGACCAGGTTGAGGATGGTGTCGATGACCCGTGGCGCGACCGTGTTGATCGCTTGCAGGAGACCGAGCATCAGAGCAACCATGGCGACGACGAACTGCGGAGCCGCATTGGCGATGACCCCTGCGAGAAGGACCAGGCCCTCGCCCACAGCCTGTAGAGCCATGGGAATAAGACCGATGATCGCAGCCGCGATGGCTGTCAGGGCCGCAGCACCCGCCGTTCCCGCGACGCTGAGCGCCGTGAGTCCTGCAGAAAATGCCAGAAGACCGAGACCGGCCAGAGCCGTGCCCGCACCGAGCAGCATGATGGCCGCTCCCAGACCCATGAGTGGCAGAACCACCGGAGCCAGAAGCAGACCTGCGACGCCCAGGAGCGCGAAGACTCCCGCCAGGACTCCAAGAGCCGTAGCGATCGTCGGAATATCCATCCCACCGAGGACCTGCAGGATCGGCGTGAGAATCGCGAGAGCACCACACACCACGAGAAGAGCAGCAGCGCCCGGAAGCGCACCACTCATGAGGTACATGGCACCGGCAATGATCGCAAGCGAGCCGGCCAGTGTGACCAGACCCTTAGCGATCGCCTCCCACGACATTCCGCCCATGGTCTTGAGTGCGCCCGAGAGAATAACGAGCGATGCAGCCACAACGACGAGCGCAGTAGCCGACACGAGCATGTCCTTCGGCATGAGGTTCATGGCCCCGGCGACGAGGCCGAGTGCCACTGCCATTCCGGCCATCCCCTTGCCCATGGCCTCCCAGCTCATCCCCGCGAAGTCCTTGACGACCGTGTAGAGGATCTTGAGAGACGCCGCCAGAAGAATAAGACCGACACCTTGTGAGATGCCCATCTTGTTTGCATCGGCCAGCTTGGTGAATATGCCGAGCGCGACGAGCAGACTGGCTACGCCGGTCAAACCCTTCGCCATGGCGCCCCAGTCCATCGAGGCGAAATCCTTCACGGCGCTGACGAGGATCTTGATTCCGATCGCCATTGCCGTGATGCCGATGCCGGCGGTGATCATCCCCTTGGTGTTGCCGGACATGAGCTTGACAGCTCCACCGACAGCGAGCAGAAGACCGACCACGCCAGTCAGACCCTTGGCGAGCTCTTCCCAGCTGAGGTCCGCGAGGTTCTTCGCAGCCGCAGAGAGAATAAGGATGCCGACCGCCATCGCGGCGATACCAACGGCCAGAAGAGGCAACTTGATGGCACCCTTCATCGAGCTCATCTGGTCCATGTACTTCATGGCGACCATGAGGCCGGCGAACAGACCCACCACGGCGCCCGTGGCCTGAGCCAGCTTGTCCGAGGGAATAAGCGACATGATGACGATCGACCCAGCCAGGACCGCAACCGCAGCCGCGATCTTGAACAGAGCGTCCGCCTTCAACTTCGTCTGCATGGACTCGAGCGTTCCCGTGAGACCCTCGAAAGAGTCCCCGATCTTCTGGAGCATGCCGCCACCCAGATCGACACCGATGCTGCCGTCGAAGTTCTTGAAGAACTTCCTGAACATGACCAACAGGCCTCCGAGCATTCCGGTGCTGATCGTGTCCAGGATCTGGCTGTAGTCCTGCGTTGCGACCCCGTCCTTGATGGACTGGAACAGCTTGCTGAACGCGTCCTTGAACGCCAGCCCGATTGGAGCGAAGAACGTCGCGATGCCCGAGAACATCTGCTTGACGCCGTCCCAGGCCTGCTTGAGCTTCTCGCTCGAGCCCTTCAGCGGGTTGATGCGGTTCTTGATCGCATCGAGCGCGTCCGTGATCGGCTTGGAGCTCATGCCCTTGCCCGAGAATATGTCCATGATGACCCGGCCGAAGGCCTGGAAGAACTTGATCGGCGCCGTCAGGACGGTGGTCAGACCTCGGAAGAAATCGTTGAGACCCTTGCCTGACTTGAGCGCCTTGTCGACGCCGACGAGCCAAGCGCTGACCTTGAGGATCAGATCCTGGAACGGACCCGAGCCCTCGGTGAGCGTCCGCCAAAGGTCCACGAAAACTTGCAGGATCTTTTTGGTGATGGTCCATCCGATACTGGTGATCGCGAAGAGGCCCTTGAAAGCGGCCTTCACCTTTGCTGCCGTTTCGGGTCCCATTTTGAGCCCCTGGAGGAACTCCTTGAGAGCGATCGTCATGTTCGCCAGCTGCTTGCCCGTCATGGGCGGGAAGATTTCGTGGAAGGCATCCTTGATCGGCTTGACGGCCGCCATGAGTGCTTCGAAGGCGGCAACCATGCTGTCGGCCAGCGCGGTCATGCCTCCGTTCTTCTTCCAGTCCTTCAGCATGTTGTTGCGGGAGTTTGCCGAGGCACTAGCTACCCCACCGAAAAGCTTGGACAGCTTGGTGAAGGAGTTGGTTGCCTCGTCGAAGTTACCGAGGACCAGCTCGAAGGTGTCCGACCAGCCGGAACCGATCGACTCCTTGAGGGTGCCGAACAGCTGGGTCGCCGTACGAACCTTCTGAGCAGCCTCCTGCGCCGTCTTCTGCTTGGCGATGAGGCCGTCGATCTCCTTCTGGTCCAGACCCAGGCCCTTCATGCGGGTGACCTCAGCAGCCTTCTGCTTGGCGGTCATCTTGCTGAAGTCCTTGGACATGATCGTCAGGTACTCACTCATGACCTTGGTCGTGAGCCAGCCCTTCTGGAGGGAGTCGTTGAACCCCTTCTGCGCCTTGGAGGCGTCGGTCCCCTTGCCCTTGAACGCACCCATGCCGTCCGCGAGGGCGACGAGGTCGTTCTGCATGTTCTTGTTACCCATGCCGGCGTTGGTGAGTGAGCGCCAGTCCTCGAGCGTGATCTTGCCCTTGACGAGACCCTGGGAGAGCTGCTGGGCCGCACGAGCGGCGTCTTCAGCCTTGGTTCCAGAGGCCGCAGCCTCGTTGGAGAAACCCTTGATCATGTCGACGGCCGGCTGGAGCTTGATGCCGGCGTTGGTGAACAGACCGATGTTCTTGGTCATGTCGCCGAAGTTGTAGATCGTCTGGTCGGCGTACTTGTTCAGCTCGCTGAGGGCGCCCGAAACCTGCTTGAGATTCGTGCCGTCCTTCTGGGTGTTCGCCAGAATGGTCTGGATCGATCCCATCTTGAGCTCGTACTCCTGGAAGCCGTCCATGATCGGAGAGATCGACAGCGACTTCGCCATGTTGAGCCCAGCATCCATCACCTTGTTGGTGAGGTTGGAGATCGCCGTGATGCCGACAACGGACATCGTCTTGAACTTGTCCGTGAGGGACTGAAGACCCGACTCGACGCCCTTGAAGGAGATCTTGTTGGCCTTCGCCTCGACCTCTTCCAGACCCTTGCCGCCGCCCTTGAAGTCGAGCTTGTCCTTGAGCTTGGCGAGACCGTCGAGGGTCACCTGAACGCCTCGCTGGAAGGCGGAAGTGTCGAACTTCATTTCGACAACGCGCTCGTCGATGCTGCTCATGCTGTTTTAACCACCTTCCATACTTCGTCAGCGAGTTGCTGAAACAAGGGCTTGAGTGCGGGATTGATGTAGTCGATGCCTTGGACGTAACCGCCCGTACCCGTTCCATGTCCGTACTGGATCATGACGGCAACCGGGTAGCCGTTCTCGATGTCGGTGTTGTTCCAAGCGACGGTCCATCGCCGCCCCGTCCTGATGACCTCGTAGGACCAAGAAGAGGCGGCGAGACCGGTGGAAACAGGGGTTGCTGCCTGAAGTGCCTGCACTCCCTGTGCGCCGAACTTCGAAAGAATCGACTCGATCTGCAGGTTGTTCATTCGCGACAGGAACTTTTCGAGGTTTTTGAAGGAGCCCTTCGACTCAAAGGAAATGGACACGGGACTCCTTCTGGGTTAGACGGCGGGGGATCCGAGCGGGGTGAAAGCCGGCCTCGGTGGGAGCGAAGCCTGGATCTCAGCAGCTTTCGCCTGAGCCTGAATGTCGAGCGATCGACGCATCGCGGTCATCTCGATCGTGAAGACGTAGTCGATGAGCTGACCCGTCAACCACGCCTTGTAGTTGTTCGCCTTCGCGGTGAGGTCTGCCCCCGGGAAAGCAGCGACCACTCGGTCAAACTGCTCTTGGTTCAGAGTCAAGGGAGGTAGGTCGGGCATAGCTTCCTTTCAGACGCCAATGACGGCTCGGAGAACGCGGGTGTTTCCGAGATTATCGTCGTTAGCGGTTTGTCCTGTGATAGAGGTGTCTCCGATGTAGATGTACTTGGTGATTACACCGCCAGGAGTTGCGGGGTTTCCGGTGAACTGAGGGGCCATGCATACGACGCCCTCGCCCGGTCTGTTGATGACATGCCACTTGGGGATGTAGTCGTAGGTCCACGTGTGGTTCTGTGCTGCGCCGCCCGAGTAATATGACCAACAAAGGACGATGCCGTTGGCTTGGTCGGTCACCTTCTCGGACAGTGTGATGGTCTGCGTCTCGTGCATGAAGTAGGCGCCCGTCCAAAGCTGACGGTTGCTTCCCGACATGACGAGATGTCCGGGAACAACAACCTTCGAGGCCGCACTGCCGATATAGACGTCGCCGCCCTCGATGTTGACATTGAGGGTCGATGCGGCGCCATTGGTTCGTGCCATGATCTCGTTGTTGTCGATCGTCATGTTCACTGCCGATGTCGGGCCGATGACAAGAGCGCCATCAGTCGTTGGCGAGACGTCTGCGGTCGAACTGAGTCGAAGCGTCGGGGATGCGAGCCCGGCATCGAAGGCTGCTTGGAGGCCGGCAGGTGTTACCGCACGAGCGGTGTCCGTCCCAGCGACCGTTTCGGCAGTCGTAGCCAGCTCGACGAGTCCTTGCGTGGACGTCGAAGATATGGCGACCGTGGCTGAGAGCTGCCAAGGCGATGCGGGAGTGCCGGCGCCACTCAGAGTGAGGTCGACGGTCGAGCTGTCGATGATCCCCAGGAGTGCGGTTGCATCGGTTCCCTTGACGATGCCGGCGTTGATGACGGTTCCGCCCTTGGTCATGAGGATCAGCTGCCCGGAGGCGTTCACTGTTCCGGATATGACGGTCGCGTTCTCCATCTCGAGCATTCGATCGGCAGTGAAGCCGGTGACGACTGCCATGTGTCCTCCTTACCAAGAACGAATCGTGTATGTGTCGGTGTCGATGTACTCGGCTGAGGGCCAGTTGATCTGGAAGGTCGTCGAGTCGAGCATCTGGATGGCCTCGTCCGGACCAGTCGCAGTCCACGTCCCGTCGCCGTTATCGGTGATTCGCAAGATCGAGTTGATCTCGAAAATGTCGGCAACCTGCATGGGGCTCGGGAGCGATGCATCCATAGAATCGTCCCCATAGATGACAGCTTCGATGGCCGATAGAGCACCAGGCCACGCCGTCTGGGCATCGATCACCAGATGCGCCGAGTTCTTCATCCCAGGAATGGGAAGAGGCCTTGTCGTGAAGTCCCATGAAAATGGATCGGCCTCTTCCTTCTCTTGGGTGTAGGTCACGTTCGGGACGGACAGAAGAATGTTGTAGACGAGATGGATCTGGTATGAGTCGTCCGTCATTACACGGTAGCTCATACCGAAGTTTCTGCGACGACGCTGCGAGAATATGTCCTCGAACAGCTCGTCGGGAGCCGTGAAGGCTTCGATGGATCCGCCGAATGCTTCGCCGCGAGGGCGTCGGTAGACGCGGACACCATCGATATGGCTTGAGAGCTGGTCTACCTCAGAAGGAGACTCATTCACGTCCGTCAAGCCGTTCCAGGCCACGCCGGTGCCCCCGGGGGTGTAGTAAACGCCCCGATCGACTCCAGCCTCGTAGGACCTGTCGGCCCAAATAAGTCTGGTCATGAATGAGTCTCCTTCCTTGGTTAGTTCCAGGTGTTGATGTGGGACGTTGAAGCATCGGGCGTCCCGTCCCAGTAGTAGAAGTACTTGTCGACGTCTGCCGACGAGCCATCGAAGAATGGACCAGAAACCGGGAGATCCGGTCCCGTAACTTTCTCGATGATGGACTCAGTCACTCGAACTGGATTCCCCTTGGTTGGATAGACGTAGAGACGAACTCCAGTGTTAGCGATCGGGAGTGACGCATTGGTTTGGACCACAACCGGCGAACCATCTGCCGGAAGAAGTACGTACGCCGCCGTAGACACGTACTGTGTGCCATCGTGCAACTGAACCTTGACCGAGGCATCCGAAAGAGATTCTCCCGGAATAGCTCGAAGCGTCACCTGTGCTGAGTAGTAGTCTCCAACCGCAGAATATGGAACGATCGGACCATACGAGGTATATGACTTACGAATGTCCATGGAGTAACCCAAACCGATGGCCGGGCCTTGAGTTCGAACGCCGTTGCTGCCGCTCCATGTGCTGATCTGGAGTCCAGTTGCAATTGGCGCCGAAGCATCCGCGGTTCCCGACCAGGAGTATGTCAATCCATCTGCCGCCGGCGTAGTTCCATCGAAGAATGGAACGACGGTCTCACCCTCAACGAACATCAAGTCACTGATCCAGATGTCGGCCAAACCGCGCTTGTCGTTGTTCTGGATGCGAAGATACGCACCAGTGACATTGACATCCGTCGGTACCGTGACGGTCAGTGAAAGGAACTGTTCGCCTCCCCCCGGTGCCACGATGGCGTTCTTGTTGAGACCTGTGACGCCGGTGACGGTGAACTGAAAACCTGCCGTCGTGTTCGGATTGGACGGTGGCGAATAAAACCAAGCACTAACGGTGTAGGTCTTGCCCCGTTCGAGGATTTGCACCCCGCTTATGAGTGTTCCAAGATCGCCATAACCCGAACCCGTTGAATCGTAAAGACTTGCGAGGCGTGCCGAATATGAACGTCCCGGTCGCACCCACGCTGTTGACTGCATGATGGCGACGTTTCCAGAAGAAAGCACGTTTGGGACGTAAGCTCCTCGCTGATACGAAGACGATGCCTTGGCAGTTCCGGTCCAAGCGTACGTGAAGTCGCCGGAAGCCGGTGTGTCGCCATCGAAATATGAGTTCAAGATGCTCGATCTCTGAATCATGACATCGCCCATGTAGCAGTTGACGCCAGCGGAAAGAACACCGCCCGTGTTGGTGTCGTAAACCAGAATTGCGAGATCGACATCAGCTGCGTCGCTCGTAAGGGTCTCAGTCTTGGAGACTCGAATCGGGTTTCCGTCCGAGAGAACATACGGCGCCGTGGCGCTGGAGTAGTAGTAGTTTCCGGTTCGAACGTGCACGTAGACCCGGTAGTACTTTCCCGCAGGAACTTGGATCGTCCCACTGACCGTAACGGGAGTTCCCGAAGGGATGAGTGCGTCAGCCGTCGCACTGAAGAGGTAGAACGTCGAAGATCCGGTGCCCGTCCCTCGAATGGCGCCTCGACTTGCATCCCATGGCGCGGGAACGGCCGTTGGCGTACCCGTGCTGTATCCGCTCGTTGTCGCCGGATTTGGATTCACGCACTTGTTGCGAAGACGCTCGACATAGTTCGACGTAGCACGATACGACGGGTTCTTGATGAAGTTCCGCAGAACCTCAGTCGGCGTCGTTGTCGAACGGAATGACGGGTTGGTCATGAGGTTCGTCCTCGTGAGCGGACCTTCGCTCTTGAACATCGCGATCAGCTCGGAGACCAGTGGCATACGAGGATCTGCGGCATCGCTGCCATACAGAATATCCTCGATGGCCGCGAGCAACATCTTCGGCGTCGACCGAGAGTCGATCACGAAGTGGGCCGTCGGCTTCATGCCCGTCAGGGATGGAGGCAGCGTGGTGAGAGCCCAGCTCTTGGTCGTCGGATCGGAGGAGTCTCCGGTCGACGAATATGAGCGATCGGACGGAGCCGCCAGCGCGTTGTAGACGAGGTGGATCTTGTAGCCGAGGTTCTGACCGACCGTGTCGTTGCCGATGAGCGTGCGGTAGGAGAGGCTGAAGGCCTTGCGAGGCTGCTGGTGCGCAAAGAGGCCGTTGTTGATGGCCTGTCGGCCGTCGCAGGGGCCAAACTCCGCGGGAGATCCAAGCGCCTCGATCGTGGCCTCGAACTCCTCCTTGCCGGCGATGTTCAGGTACTTGATGCCGTCCATGTAGAACGGCCTGGCTTCCCCACCGGTCGGACTCTCGGAAATGGACTGGACGCCGCTCCAAGCAATGCCGACGTTGTTGACGTAGAGGACGGTGCGATCCACACCGGTCTCGTAGAAACGGGAACCGGGATCGGCCCAGGTCACTCTTGACATTAGTTACCTCCTTTCAGCCGGATGTACCGTACTTGCGCTGGCGCTCTTCGTTGAGACGACGGTTCCGTTCCATGATCTGCTCGCGTGAGAGCTGCTTGGGCGGGGCGTTCTTTTCGTTGATGACTCGAACCAGCGTCATGAGACGGTTGAGATGCCAGTCCTGGCACTCGAATGGGATTTGGAGGGAGACCATCCAGTAGTAGATGACCTCCGCAGTGATGACTTCTTTGTTCTTCTTGTCGTCGACTTCGGAGAACCAGGTCGCCGTCATCTTGGCGTTGATGTAGTCGTTGACCTGCCGAACATGGTCGTCCGTAAGGTACAGGTGAAGATCTTCGGGAAGTTCGTCGCCCTGATGCATCGCGTTGATGTACCAGAGCAGCTCGGCTTCGGTCTTCTCACCCTCCCCAAGGAAGGGCTTTTCGAACTTTGACTCCCATTTTGAAAGGGAGACCAGAGAGTGCTCGAGCTCCAAACGGAATAGCTCCGCGTGCGTAAACCGGTCGTTGACACTGTCATACGACTCCGGTCCATAGATGGGTAGAGAGAGCACTCTCTGGCCTCCTTTCGTTGTGCTAGACGCTGATCAGGAAGATCAGGTCGTCTTGGTGAACAGCCAGTCGTCGTCGACGCCGGCGGTGAAGACGTAGGCGCCGGAAGCCGGCACCGCCTTGATGATCAGCGACTGCCCGATGGCACCCGGGACCTGCACCGTGCCGGTGACCTTGACGTTGGTGTCGCCGCGACGGTACTCGACACCCGTGACGGTCGGGATCGTGATGAGACCCGCCGTGGTGGCCGTCGGGACGGTCGGGGTGACCACCGTCAGGGCGCCGGCGAACATCGCGATGACCTCGTCCGGGGTGGGGAGACGCGGCTGGGTGCCGGCCGTGCCGTACAGGGCGTCCTCGAGGGCCTGCAGGTTGGACGCAGGGACCTGGGTCGAGTCGACCGTGATGATGGCGGACGGCTTGAGCGTCTTGCCGCCGACCTGGGTGCTGATCGCGACCGGGGTGGTCGAGAAGTCCCAGCTCAGGCCGACGCCCTCGGGGCTGTCGTTGACCGTGCTGTAGCCCTTCTCGGACGGCGACGCCATGGCGCCGTACACGAGGTGGACCTTGTAGCCGGCGTTCGCGTTCGTGTCGGTCTTGACGAGGGTGCGGTACGAGAGGCCGAAGGACTGACGGTCCTGCTGGCCGATGTAGACACCCGCCGCCGAGACGGCCGAGCCGTCGCACGCAGCGAACTGGTTGGGGTAGGTGAAGGCCTCGATGGTGCCGCTGAAGTCCTCGGCCGACATGAGGTTGATGTACACCTGGTTGTCGGCGTACTGCTTGTTGCTCTCGGCGCCCGACGGCTTCTCCGTGACGGCCGTGAGACCGTTCCAGGGGTAGCCGTTGTCGTAGACACCGACGTTGTTGGGGATGTAGAGGACACCGCGGTCGACACCGGTCTCGATCCGGCGCTCACCGACCTGGTCCCAAAGAACTCGAGTCATGCTTGGTTTCTTCCCTTCTTAGAAGAAAATGGTGTAGACGTCATGGTTCAGGCCTTCGAAGATGAAGAACTGATTGTGTCGAGCCGACGGTAGAGTCGCGATCGATCGATGGATCTGAGAATCAGGATTCCGGTCGATAACCGTGATCTCGTACTGGTCAGTGACGTTGTACGGCTGGTTTCCCGCGTGCTTGGTGTTCGCAGGTGCTCGTTTGTACACGACGGCCGGGTAGGTCATCGTGATTCCGGGCTTGGGTTGGAAATATACTTGGGTGTCGTCAGGAACTAGAGACTTGAGAGTCTCATGAAGTTCCAGGCGTCGGTCCGTTGTACACACCTCCCAATTCCAGAACGAGCCGGGGGCGCTGAATCGTCGCTAGATTGACAACCCAGCGCACCCCGTTCCATTCGGCGTACTTCATGTACATGAAGTTGTCGAGTGCGAACGCGTCCGCAACGATGCTGATGGAATTCGACACAGATATGTCCGGGAGGACTTGTGTGCCGTCCGACAGCCGGCGTGCGGAACGAACAACTTCTCCGAAATATGGTCTCTCGGTGATGATGTCGTCCCACACGCCGGGCGCGGTTTCCGTCTGCAAGCCGTAGCCGATGTTCCCGTAGAACCGCATAGCCTTGGCTTGCTACCGGACTCAGGCCTTGAAGGCGAAGGTCCAGTCGGCGTCGGTGTTGTGCGGGAAGTTGTACCCGTCGACCGGACGGGCCTCGACGTCGGTCGTCTTGGTGATGACCTTGGCGCCGGCGGTGAGCTTGACGCCCGTGCCCGTCGGGTCGGTGACGTCGTAGTACTCGACACCCGTCACGTTGGGGACCGTGATCGTGTTGGTGGCCTGGTTGAAAGCCGGCACGTCGGGCGTGACCGTGGTGCCCGAGACGCGCTGGATGACGAGGGCCGACTTCGGCTTCGTCAGGCAGCCCGAGATGCGGGTCTCGATCAGGTACTTCTGCTGGTTGTAGTCGATGTCGAAGTCGTCGAACATCGCCAGCTGGCCGCCCTTGTCGGCACCGATGGTGTAGTCGGACATGTTGACGATGACGGCCAGGAGGTCGGCCTCGTTCTCCATGACCTCGACCACGACGATGTTCTTGACGCGCATCGCCTGGCACAGGTCGTCCATCGAGTTGTACACGCGACGACGGAGCGAGTCCTTGATCAGGAGCATGTCCGTGAGGATGTCGTCCGTGGTGAAGAGCGTCGGCGAGCCCGAACCCTTGTAGTGCTTGCGCGAGCGCAGGATCGTCTCGACGATGCCCTCGGGGTCCGTGTTCGACGGGACCGTGACCTTGTGGGAGTACATGTCGTCGTCCCACGCGATCGGACGGATGTTCTCCTCGTTGATCTTGTCGTCGTCGTCGGGCTCGCGGCCGTCACCGATGAGGATCGCACGCGCGAGCTCCTCCTCGAGCATGAAGCGCATCTCCCACTTGAGCCAGGCGATGACGTCGAGGCCGGTGATGTCGACGATGTCGTCGCGGTCCAGCTTCTGCTTCTTGCAGACCGTGGTCGGGGTCGTGACGCGCTTGAGGAGCTTGACGACCTCGTCCTTCTTGAGGTTGCCCTTGACGTAACCCTTGGCTCGGGCCTCGTCCGCCGTCACGTCCGCCGCGAGCGACTTGATGCGCGAGAAGGGGGAGTGCTTCGCGCCGTCGAGGACGGGGGCGACCCACTCGGTGCGGCGAGCGATGAGCTCCGGCGTCGCGGAAGCCGCCTGGGCGTCCGGGAACAGCATGTCGATGTCGTCGATGCCGTACGTGCCGGCGTGCGCGAGGAAGGACTCCTTGAGCGAGCCGAGGCGCTGGGCGTCGGAGACGATGACGCCGAGAGCGTCGTGGGAGAGGGTGGGGGCAGCGGCCTTGCGGTCGCCGGCGCCCTCGAACAGGTTGTGGGTCATCTCGTTGGTGCCTTCCTTGTCGGCGTGAGTGAGAGCGTCGTCGGACGGGTTGTCCTCGGACTCGTTGTCGTCGTCCGAGTCGCTCTCGGAGTCGGGGTTGTCGGACTCGTCGGAGTCCGCGGAGTGCTGCACAGAGCTGTTGTCCTCCATGGCAGCGCCAACCATGTAGTTGACGAGAGCCTGCTGCTCCTCGTTCATGGAGTTCCAGACGTCGGCCAGGGTCTTGGTGTCGCCGGCGGCGTGCTCCAGCTCCTGGTCCTCCTCTTCGACCTCGTCCTCCTCTTCGACCTCGACGCCCTCGGGCGCGTCGTCGAGCGAGGTGTGGCTGAGGGTGAGGCCGGTGAAGATGATGGCCTCGTCGTCGAGCGTCGTGATGCCGCCGTCACCGTGGGCGATGGCGATGTTGTCGATCAGTGCGCCCGGGTTGGCGCCGGCGAGAACCAGCGACAGCTCGCGGATGACACCGTGGAAGACCTGCTTGCTGCGCTCCACGAGGTTGTTCGCGTAGATCGACAGCGAGTTGACGTCCTTGTGCTGGACGAGCTGCCGGGCCTTCTGGCCCTCCTTCGAGTCGTTGAAGAAGCCGTACGCGTAAACGCCGTCTTCCCTCGCCTCGAGGATCGCGTGGCCCAGGACGTTGGTCGGGCTGGAGTGGTCATGCTGCCAGACGAGCGGGACCTGCCGGCCATCCATGTGCTGGAAAGCCTCCGGCATGATGGTCCGCCCGTCGGAGCACTCGAGATTTGCCTTTGTGGCGTATCCGCTGAAGTCAGCGTTACCTTCCATTTTGAGGCTATCTCCTTCCTAAGTGGGTTCAACGGCCTTTCATGCCGTTTGCGGGTTGGGGTGTCGAACGGTGAGCACGAGCGAGTGCGGCTTTGAGCTGGGCTCTGGCCGCTTTGATCTGCTTTCGGACCTCTTCGATCTTCTGCTCGTTCGTCATCTCGTGCGTTCCGGTCGACTTCTTCTCGGCTGGCTTCTTGTTCTTGTCGTAATACTCTGCGTTGGCCTTCTTCTTGTCTGCCTTCTGGGCAGCAGTCAGTGGCTTCGCGCTCGACTTGCTCTGTGTGCCAGTCTTCTCCGGGGTCTTGGCCTTGTGCTTTCCGGCTTCGGACTCCTTGAGTAACGCCTTCAAGGCCGACTCAAGCTTGGTGATGCGAGCCTTGATGGCTGCCACCTTGACCTGAGCTTCGCTTCGAAGTTGTTCGGGCGACTTGGTCGCCTTTGACGCCTTCTTGCCGAGTCCACGTGGCGCATGACTCCCCGGTCGGATCGAAGAGAGAGCCGGCTTGGCCGTCCCCTTCTGGCGACCCTTGAGCTTCCGGGTTCGGAGGTAGTACTCGTGGGCCTTGGCCCGGTCGTACGCGTCGTAAGCCTGCGCCATTAACCCTCGATCCCGAGAGTCTGGAAGATCCCGTCAAGCGAGGAGTTCACTTCATCCAGAGCCGAGTTCATGATCGATTCGGCGTCGTTACCTGGGACCGCAGGGTCTGTCGGTGCCGCTGGATCCGCGTTCGGGTCCACGCCATCATTGGCGGGGGGTAGACCCGTGTCGGCTTGGGGCATGTTGCTGTTGATCAGCTGGTCTGCCTTCGGGTCCTTGCTCGGCTTGAAGCCGAGGACCTGACGGAGCTCGTTGGAGGTGAGAACCTCGTTGCGAGTCAGCTTGTCGCCGATGTCGGCGATCGAAGAGATGGGAAGCAGCTTGAACGGGTCGCGGAAGTACTCGATCGACTGCCCCTGGGAGCGGGCCGTCTTCGTGAGAAATACGCGCTTCATTCCCTCCACAACGGCTTCGAGCAGAGGCTCGATCGTCCGCGTGTAGTAGTTGAGCATCGTCTTCTCGTCCGCCGTGCCGTTCATGATCTCTGGGGTGAGACCCAGCTGGCCGTAGAGCTCCTTGGTGAGGTACTCGATCGTCCCCAACAGGTTGTTCTCGGCCGGGCGGTTGAGCTGCGTGACCTTCTCGGTACCGTCCGTGTAGGCGATACCGTACTTGCTTCCCTTGAGCTGCACTTCGATGTCGGTTCGTCGCTGCTCAGCCTGAGCCTTGCGTGCTTCGGACTTGACGACGTACGGCAACTGGATGATGAGGTCGAGCTTGCCCGAACCCGCAGCCTCTTCGACCGAGTCCAGAAGCGAGAGCTTCCGAATAAGTCGCTGGAGCGTTGAGTTCGTCTCGTTCATCACGTTGTAGAACGGGTTCTCGATGACAGCGCACTTGGTCTTGTGCACCGTGACCTCTTGACGCTTGCCGGTCTTCTCGTTGTAGACACTCACCCGGACGTACTGGGGGTACCACTTGACGATATGGCCGACTCGCATCGTGAGGACATCGAATCCAGCGGTGATGCCGGGGTCCACGGAGGTGTCCACCGGAACCAAGGCGAGATAACCGTGCTCGAACAGCGAGAGCGCGATGTCCTGCTTGAATGCTCGCGCACCCTGATCGAGGTTGGCTTCGAGCTTGAGGCAGTTGTTCAGTCCCGACGAGATCTCTTCCGTGAAACGGTCGTTTTCGTCGAGCCGAACGTGTCTGATGCTGATGGCTGCGAAATCGGTCGCCAAACGGGTGTAGATCGCTCCGACCATTGAGCGGTCATTCGTCGTCGTGATCCGAAAACGATCCGGACGACTGTTCCCGATGACGAAGTCGCCTCCGCCAGGGAATGCCGTCGCGTAACGGTCCGGCTCCGTGACCGAAAATGCATTCCATGCATGCTTCAGTTTTTCACCAAATCCCACAAGTCACCTCCTTCCTTTAGATAGTGGTGGACTCTGGCCTAGACCAGACTGGGCTGGGAAAATGCCTTGATGATCGTCGGCATGTCCCCGTCGTAGGCAGGCGAGAACTCGTCGATCTGGCTGGTGTTCGGGTTGACGATGAAGAACGGAGTGAACTCCGCCTCGTTCGGGTCCTCGAGCTCTCCGCGAACCAGAAATGATCCACGGAACGGAACCATCACCTTGACGGTGACCTCGGGAATCGACTTCTCGAGCAGGTCCTTCGCTTCTGTTGGGCTAAGCATTGGGTCCCACCCACCTCTTCAGGAAGTCGTTGTTGAGCTCGACGTTGTCCAGACGCGTTGTCGATGCACTGGTGATCGCATCGGCGAACCCAGAGTTCTTGACGAACTCGTCGACGGACTTGAAGGTCTTGCCGGACTGAGCGTCGATGACGACGGCCTTTCCGTTGACCTTCTCGTAGGCGACACTGTGGCCGCCGCCGAACAGCCAGGAAACGGCCAGCTCGCCACGAGAACCGTCGGGTTCCTTGTTGATGTGGTCGAAGATGGACTTCGCCGTCTTGTGCGGTCCGGCATCGAGGTGGATTGGCGTCTTGACTGCCTTCTCTCCCCACATCGACTCGAACGTGTCGTGCTTCTTGTTGGTCGCCTTACGGAGACCGTCGGTGTCCTGACCCGTGGCGTACTTGCTCTTCGTGGCCTTGACGTCGTAACCACGACGACGAAGCTCGTAAGCGAAGGTGCACCGACGACAGTTCATCATCGTGCCCTTCTCGCCGAAGCCGGGGTTGATCGGCTTGACGACCTTGGCATGGAGCTGGGTCACGTTCATCTTCTTGGTGAGGTTGGGATCCTTCTTCCAGTCCGCGACGTCGGTCTTCTTGGCGTTCTTGATGCCGCTGTCGTGGTACTGGGCGATCTTCGCGCCGATGAAGGCCGAGAGAACGACACCGCCGTAGATGGCAAGCATCGCCGTTGCCGGATCGACGCCAGCCTTGGCATCGTTCGACTTCTCGTCCTTCTTACGGACGCCCCACTTCATTCCCTTGACGCCGTAGTGAGCAAGCCACTCCTCGGGCGTCAGGTCGGTGTCACTCATGGACGCCCTTTCTTGTTAGTGGTCTCATTTTGACGCTGGATCAGGCGGGCCGGAAGCTGCGGTTCTTGTTGCGGCCGGCGTTGATGAGATCGACGGTGGACATGCTGCCGTACATCCGGACCAGGTCGCTCGTCTTGGCCTCGCCCTTGTTGATGCGGTCGAGGTGTGCCTGTCGAACCTCGGCGTGCTTCTTGGCCGTGTTCTTGAGGCCCTTGTTGGCGACGAGCTCGGCCGCGCTGGACCCACTGAGGGCCTTGAGCTTGTCCCTTGCCGTGCCCTTGCCGTCGGCAACCCGCTTGAGGCTGTCGATCTTCTTGGTCTGTCGCTCGTTGTACTTCTTGCGGACACCCCACTTCATGCCCTTGACGCCGAAGTGAGCGAGCCACTCCTCCGGTGTCAGATCTGTGTCGCTCATAGAGCGTCCTTTCTTGTCGGTCACTCGAACTCTTCTTTGTGCAGCTTCCAAGCGATGAACGCATCCATCATGGCTGCGACGTTGTCGATCTTCTCGTCTCGGCGCTGCTTGTACAGCTTGCGGTTCCCGTTGGTGTCTTCGAGAACCATGCAGTTACCCATGGCGTACTGCATCAGGCGCTCGTCGAAGAGGAGCATGCGCTCCGCCGCGAGATCCTTCAGCTCACCGAGAGGAACGGATTCAGTCTTCGCACCCTGGATGACCTTCTCGACGGCGTGAGGGCCGTTGTCGGTGGTCCAGCGCTCCACGAACTCGCGAGCGTTGTAGGGGTCGAAGCCGAAAGCTCGGACGTCATAGCCCTCGGACTGAATGTATGTGTCGAGATCGTCGTAGACCTCGTTCATGTCCAAGATCGTTCCCTCGAGAACGTGCAGGCTTCCCTCGTCGAGGAACTCCTGGTACTTCACACGGCTTGCGCCCGGAAGCTTCTTGAGGGTTAGCTCGGTGATGTAGCTCCGAGTCTTGACGCCGAACTTCCCACGTCGCAGCGGGAAGAGGAAGGTGAACGCACAGAAGTCGTCACCCTGCGAGAGGTCCGCGCCCAGAGCACATGGCATGTTCCAGAACTCTTGTGGCGTGTGCGGAAGCGTCTCGTCGTAGTGGAAGAAGAACGTGTGACCTTCCATCGGGATCCCGAATCGCTTGGCGAGAATGTCATTCCGAGTAGCAGGAGCCTTCTCGGCTCGCTCCACCTCTTCGTGATAGACGTCGTAGCTGACAGTCAGGTCGATGTTGGGCTGGGCCTTCGGCCACATCTCCGGCATGCCCACTTCCTCGATGTCGTCCAGCTTGTAGTGCCAGATGGAGACATGCGGCGCCGAGTACTCGCCGTTGAGGATGTTGCTGAGTTCCATTTTGATGGTGTCGCCGGAGCCGTTACGGACCGTGCCCTCCGAAGAGATGGCGACGATCAAGTAGTCGGGAAGCTTGGACGCGCCCTGTTCGAGAGCTCCGATGACATCCTCGCGGAGGTCACCAGACAGCCATTCATCGACTGTCGAGATCTTAGGGCGGGCGCCCTGCAGCTTGTTGATGGACATGGGACGAATCTCGAGGATCGAGTTCGTGAGGAAGTTCTCGATGCCCTTCTTCGTGGACGCGAGCTTGGCCCGAAGAGCCCGGGATCCAGTTGTGTTGTTCAGCGAACCTTCCGTGAGGAACTTGAACACTGGACCCCGGGCTCGGGTGATGGCCGTCCGGATGGGCGACATCACCTCTTCAGCCTGCTTCATTGTGGGAGCCGTTGTGATCTGCGTTGTCGTCTGAGGATCCACGTTGAGGAAGAACGCCTGGATGCAGGCGGCGTACATGGACTTGGCTGCGCCTCGCGCGACGATGAGGTACTGCTTGCGGATCAACCGCTTCTTGACCTGCCTACGAACGTGCTTGCCGCCACGGTTGTCGGCGGAAGGCACGTAGACGGTCTTCGACTTGAAGTAGTACCAGCAGAAGATCTGCTCCGCCCAAACCTTGAAGGTGTCGAGCAGAACCAGATCCGACCCATCCGTCAGGGTGAGCTCGTTCTCGCAGTAGGCGATGAAGCCTTCCACGGGCTCAGGATCGTAGTAGACGTTGGGATTTGCGATGAGCGCGTCAATGCGGTTCATCTCGAGGGAAATCTCTCGGTTAACGGGGATCTCTCCGCGCTTGACCTTCTCCCGGAAGATGCCGTAGTAGTACGGCACCGCGGTATTCGACAGAGCCATCGCTCCTCCTTTCGTTACTCGCGGATCAGCGGCGCCCTCTCGGCGATCGCCTTGTGAGCCCACATCGCTGCGGTCTCGAGCTCGGTGAACATCACGCTCTTGGCGCGACTGTCGGGGACGACCTCGTCCAGCTCCTGGGCCAGCTCGACGAACTTCTTGCGAAGGCCGGCGTGCTTCGGAGCGGTGGCGTCGGGGCCCTCGACGGTGCCCTTGTGGAAACCGAAACGGTTCTCGATCTCTTCAGGTCCAAGCATCATTATGGATCTCCTTACTTCTTCTTCTTGCCGCCGTTGTCCTTGGGGCCCAGCTTGTTGACGTAGGCCTTGGCGATGACGGCGCTGATCTTGACGCCGGTCTTGACGAGCTTGTTGCCGGGGATGAGATCCGTCCCCTTGTCGATCATGTCCATGGTGAAGTTCTTGTTGTCGGCGGTGTTCAGGAACTCCTTGACGAACTTCTTGCCCTGGCTGTCACGGATGCCCGACTTCTCGAGCTCGGCGAACTGCTTCTCCAGGTTCATGCGGTTGACAAGCGCCTGGAGCTCCTTGGTGGAGAGCGAGTCCGTCGTGCTCTTGAGAGCCTGACGGTGGAAGTTCGAGACGGCGATCGCATCCTCGGAAGGCGGCTGGTTCTTGCCTCCCTTGGACTTGACCCTCTTGCCGGGCTGGGTGATGGTCACCACCGGCTGAGGCGTTCGATCCCTGTGAACGCCCCACTTCATGCCTCGGACACCGTAGTGCTTTATGATCGCTTCGTCCGAGATACGAGGGACTGCGACCTGCTTAGCTTCCATCTCACCTCCTTTCAAAAGGTGGGGAACAAAACGGACTTCTGTCACACTAGTAACACCAGTAACATCAGTCACTCCTGTAACAAAGAATTAGAGGACCTGTAAACTGGCCGAGATACAGCTCGTGGTCCCAGGACTCGGCAGGTGAGCCCCAGTTGAATAACCACGCCACGCTCTAGGATCACCTCCCAGCTCGTGCAGCCTCCCAGCGATCGTTCTCGATCGTGCAGCTGAGACGCCACTCCTGCTCTGCGATCTGCTCCTTCATGGCAGTCAGCACGTGGCCGATCTGCGGAGGGTCGAAGGCGAGCTTGACCGTGAGGCCAAGGAACGTCTTGACCATGTTGAGGCGGTGGTCATCTCCGATGAGGTCAGCCCACGTGGCCTGCTCGTCAGAAATGCTCATCCCTCCTGCGGGTCCTACACCAAGCTGGTCGAGCTTGGACAGGGCCGAGTTGGTGTGCAGGACGATCTCAGCATCGAACGGGGAGTAGTCCGCGGCGAGACCGAGCATCTTCTTGACGTCCTGCAGGATGCTTCCTTCAACGTCAGCCAATATGGGTTACCTCCTTCTGTTACTAGTGGTGGTGGCGATCAGTAGGGCTGACCGCCGATGAACTTCACGCCGTCCTTTCCCGGCCACGTGGGCAGGGTGACGGGCTTGAAGATCTTCGGGTTGCGGGCCGAGAGGACGCGGTACATCTCCTGCGTGGCACGCTGAGCCTGCGGACCGTAGAGGGCCGAGGGCTCCTTCATCCAGGCGCCGGCGTTCTTGCGCGCGTAGGTCGGCGAGTTCTTGCAGAGCCACGACCAGACGAGCGCGTTGAAGCGACGGACGGACTCGTTCCGATAGCCGGGACGAACCATGGATACGTCGATCTTCCTCGAGCCCGTGTAGTTGGCGCCGGGGATCGGCTTGGGAGCCGGAGGTGCCGGAGGACGGGTCGTGGTGGTCGGCGGCTTGACGACAGGCGCAGGAGCCGGCGCGGGCTCGGGAGCCCAGTTCGGTCGGCAGTAGATGAAGCGCTTGCCCGTCTCGCTGTCCTGACGGATAAGGCGATAGACGCCGTTACCCTGAGCGGAGCCACCGTTGTTGGTGTTCCCCTCGATCGTCTGGATGCGACCGCCGCCGAGGTACTTCTCGACGATGCCGGTGTGCACGGTCGCCCAGCCGTCGGCGTCTGCGTTCCAGACACCGGGGTGGTACTCCCGCATGATGAAGATGTCGCCGGGGCGCGGAGGCCAGTTGCCGCTCTGGTCCTTGTCACGGAACCACTTGAGGCCGTGCCAGCACGAGGCGTACTTGGGCACGAGGGTGCCGAGAGCGCCGACCATGAAGGCGACCCACGAGACGAAAATGCCGCACCAGGAGACACCGTTCATCCCGTACCAGGTTCCGTACTTGGTGAGGTTGTTCCAGTTGCCGCTGGGGTCGCGACCCTCCATGGTGCCGATTTGGCTGGCAGCCATCTTGAGGAAGTCGCTTGCCGTGGGCAGCTTGGTTGGGGTGGGGGAAATGCCGCCCATCATGCTCCTTCCGTGGCAGGACCGCTGAGGTCGGGCTCGGAGCCGTCGTCCTCGAGGTCGTTCTCGTCGAGCTCGGGGCTCTGGTCCTTGGCGAAGTCGACCTCCTCGGAGTCCTCGGCAACGACGTTGGCCGCGTCCTCGAATCCCTCGGGTCGAGCATTGGGGTCATAGTCGCGGACGGGGTGTCCGTTGTCCATCAACTCCATTGGTACTCCTTTCGGGTTACCACAACTTTGTGTCTCCAGGTTGACGCTCGACGAGAGGGCGGGGAAGTGCTCGCTCGTCGCCGTAGTGGATTGCGTTGTGGGTCTGGTGGGTGACGCAGATGAGGAAGTCGGGATCGAGGATGTCATCGTTCCCGTGCTTGATGTCGTCTGGCGTCATCGGGTTCATGTGGTGGACGTAGATCCTGTCGTAGATCTCGTGTCCGGGAAGGGCCAAGTCGCGGCCCTCGTCTCGAGCGATCACCTGCTGGCGAATACGCTTCCACTCACGCGACGCGTAGAACGACTGGTTGAGGTAGCGGTCGAACCCGAAGGTGTCTGCTCCGACTTGTGCGCCGAGAGAGAGGTAACGGAAACGCTCCTCGAAGGTCTCGTGGCTGAGAAGCTCTTGGTAAGACCTATTCCTCAAAGTACTCCTCCTTAGGCATGCCGGCCTGGTAGCCACGCATCGCCGACAGAGCCTCTTCGTAGACAGCTTCGATTCGACCCTGGGCCGCCATCGCCTCTCGGCGCATCTTGGCGACTTCGATCTCTTCGCGCTTGAGGTCGAGCTCGACCTGTTCGCGTGTCGAACCCATCTTGAGGTAGTGCGTGATGACCTGAGCCGACGCGGTGCCGTTCAACATCTGCTGTTCAGCGACATCGACGGCGAGTGCGATCAGTTGCTGCTCTCGACCCTCGGGAGTTGTCGCCTTTCGAGGCCTAGGCTTCTTGGGCTCAGGCTCTGCGGGCTCTTTGAAGTGCCGCGCTGCCATGCTTCAACTCCTTTCGAAGTCTGGGGTACCGAGAACGAAAAGTTTAGTCAGCTTTCAGGTCAGACCTGACGAGTTCACCAAAGCTTTCGGGCAGTTGTACCGTGGTTTAAAGTGGAAAGGTTGTACTAAAAGTGCCCCCGGAGCATTTTTTAGT